CCCATGCTGCATGACTTTAACGATGAAGAATTTATTGCGCTTATTTCTCCCGAAATTGAGGAAGAAGTTGAGCAGCAAATCAATCTGGCAGCGGAACGAAATAATCCGCCGATTACATTGGCAGAGTTTGCAGGAGACTTCACATGATTGTTTACAAGGCAATAAGCGCAGTAGCCAGGGATATGGCTGAGCAGGGAATTAGTAAGGACAGGGAAAACCGCCAGCAAGGATTTAACTTCCGTGGAATCGACCAGGTGTATAACGCACTGGCTCCAATGCTCGCTAAACACGGACTGGTTATTCTGCCACGAATTACAGAGCGCACGGTAACTGAGCGTACAACACAAAAAGGCGGCGTGTTGTTTTACGTTGTCGTTAAAGCTGAGTTCGATTTTGTAGCCACCGAAGATGGAAGTAAGCACACCGTTATCACTTACGGCGAGGCCATGGATAGCGGCGATAAGGCCACAAATAAAGCGATGTCTATCGCCTACAAATACGCTGCATTTCAGGCATTCTGCATTCCGACAGAACAGACAGCAGTCGATCCGGATGCAGAAACACACGAAGTGGCTGCGCGTTCTCCTGACGACATACTGGCCGACTTCTCCGCGCTGGCCGCAGACTGCGTAACGATTGAAGAACTGAAAGGCATTTACAAGCCGGCGTGGAATGCCCTGGCTAAGTTCCCCGACCATCAGCAGAAGTGCGTTGATGTATTCAAAACACGTGGCACAGAACTAAAACAGGCGGCATAAATGGCAATTAAAAGTCATGAGCTTAAGGAGTTACTCAACTTCGACCAGGGAACTGGTTTTTTTACATGGAAAGTGAGCCCAGGACCAAGATCGCAAGTACATCCAGGAGATATCGCAGGAAGTTTAAGTGGCGATGGCTATTGGCAAATAAAAATAAAAGGGAAAGTCCATAAGGCGCACCGGCTGGCATGGCTTTTTGTCCATGGTTCAATGCCGGACATGATTGACCATATCAATGGCAACCGATCCGACAACAGGATGATAAACCTTCGGGTGTGCGACCGGTTCTCGAACATGTGGAACATGAAGAGAAGCTCCAGGAACAGATCGGGTGTTAAGGGCGTTTCATGGAGTAATCAGCTCTCAAAATGGAAAGCACAACTAACAATCAAAAAACACTGCTTACACCTTGGTTACTTCGAAGATTTAGAACTCGCTTCGCTTGTCGTTTCTGAGGCAAGAGACAAATTTCATCACGCATTTTCAAGGCAGGGGTAAATATGGCCATTAATGTAATTACCATCTCAGGCTTCGTTGGTAAAGACGCGGTGCTCCGCGTCACGCCAAATGGAAAGCATATTGCCTCTTTCTCCCTGCCAGCTAAGACCGGGTTTGGAGACAACGAAAAAACCTCCTGGCTGAACTGCAAAATGTTTGGCGCGATGGCCGAGAAGCTGTCCGCTGCAATTGTGAAAGGTGCGAAGGTTACTGTGTCAGGTGAGTTTCTCGTTGAGGAATGGACTCGTCAGGACGGCACACAGGCGCAGACGCCGACCATTCTGGTGCGGGATATTGATTTACCGCCGCGCGGCACTCCCGGCAATGATGCGCCTCGCCAGCAAACACGGCAACAACAGCGACCGGCTCAATCCAGCGAGCCGCCTATGGATTTCGATGATGACATCCCATTTGCACCTGTCGGGCTCCCCTTCCCTCGCCACGCTATACACGCACTCTAAATAAATAACCGGAGTCAAAAATGCTCACACCTCAGCAGGTATTAGCCTGCCTACGGCGGGATAGCCGCAACCATATTACAGAGTCATGGAGATGGATGGGTGACCTTACGGACGTGGCATCCGGCTCCGGTATTTACGAAATGTCTCTGAACGAAATAGACCCCTATTACGCAGGCTGGTCAACGCTACTGGAATACCAGTATCACATCATCCACCCGGTAACACTCAAGACCATCATGGACCAACTGGATAAGGAGCCATGGGGAGACGGGGCGCTTGGAGGCGTCGTTTACCGGCTTAAAGAAGGTTACTCATCATGATTGGTCAATCCTACAACCCTGATATATCCCCTAACGAATTAGTAGCCCGCCACAGAGTAAAGCCTATGCCAGACAAATCGGAGTTACTCAAACGCCACAGCTTTCCCGGCCCGGATGATAACCGCTACATCAGCCTGATGATTAAAGGAGCGCGAAAATGACAGATAACAATAAGACCCTGGTTCGTGTTGGACACGAATTTGCGGCGGCAATGAGTGACGACACGCCGATCATCACGATTGCGAAGATGGTCACAGAGCTTGCATCGGCGCTGGACGTGCAGAGTGCGCGTAGTGATGCGCTGGCGGCTGAACTGGCTCGCTATTCAATGCCTGCCGGTGAGGCAGACCAACGCATGGCAGAGTCTCGCGCCGTTCGTCAGGCACTTGGGTTCGGGCAGGATGCTGATGACGTCGCACCGGTTGACCTGGTGGAGCGCATTAACGCGCTGGCGGCAGCACTCAAGGCGTCAGAAACAAACGACGCTGACGCACGTTGTCATGTTGCTGAACTGGAAGAAAAGTGCGCGGCGCTGGCGGCGAAGCTGAGCGATGTATGTGCTGAGAATGCGGCGCTGCGGGAATACCGCCCACAACCGAGCGGTGCGGCGATGATGGAGGCTCTTGATGCCTTCTATGAGTACCACGAAGATGTGCCAGAGCATGGGATGATGGCAGCCTTTGAAATACTTTGCTGCAAGCGACCAGAAACCCCGACTACGGACGCATGGGTGAACGAACAGCGGGCGCATGACCTTAATGCGTTTATTCACCATCACAGCGAGAAGCTTGATGCGCATATCCGCAATGGCGGCGAGCAATTAGACAGTAAATCGAATGAGCTTAGAAACCTCATCGTATCAGCGCGCCTATTCAGAGAGCAGCTTCGCGGGGGCCAGGTATGAGCAATTACCGAAAATATGAAGTGGATACCCGGGTGCTGATCGATACCGCCCATCACCGCCTGGACGTCATTCGTGACGATGGTGTTTATCGACATCTGCGTATGCAGCAACCCGGGACCAGTAGCTATTACTACGACATTATCACATGGCCCGGGTATCTGACTGTTACTGGCGATATGGGCACATGGACGTTTAGCCGCGTGTTTGACATGTTCGACTTTTTTGGAGGCTGGACTGGAGAAATCAATACCCATTACTGGTCGGAAAAACTCGAAGCTGGCGCTGGTTGCTCTGCGCGTAACCTGCTGGCGAAAGAGTACGACCATGACGCGTTTTGCAGAAGCCTGAAGGAGTCACTGAGTGACTACCTGGAAGACGGAGAAGAGGACGAACAGGAGGGCGAAGACTGGGATGACGATGATGACACGCCGGACAGCGACAAGGCGAAAGTGCGCGAAGTTGTCCGCGACCTGTGCCGATCCGACTTCAACAGCGATCACGAAGCCTGGAACGCTATTTATGATGCTGATTGGCCTGATGGATGGAGCGCCTGGGATATCTGCGAAGGACTGACCTTCAAAACGTACACCAGTCATTTTCGATGGATCCTGTTCGCCATCACTTGGGCAATCAGCAAATACCGTAACGAGAAGTTGATTGATAAGGCGATTACTAAATTTCTCGCAGTGAAAGGAGCATCAGCATGACAGCAGAACAACTGGCGCAACTGCAACCCTCTTTGGACTCGATGCTTCGCGCTCATGAGGCGTTTTACAGCACCGACAATGTGCGTGAGGCAATGCTGAAGGCATACCGGATTATGCTTGCTGACGCGTTGAAAGTTGCAGGTATCAATTTAACGGTGGAGGGGTGAGGGATATGCCTGACAAATGCAGCGTTTGTATCGTCGGGATGATTGGCTCACGTCGGATTTACGAAGGTCTATGGGCGAAAGCGGAGGCTGAATTCCAGAAGGTTGTCGCAGACTGGAACGAGAAAACAAAGCGCCACGCCGTTCCTCACCCTGGCTTCGCCAACAAGTTTAATCACTGCCCGGTATGCGGGCATAAGGTGGCAGAATGAAAATCAACGAACGCGTATCACCAGAACGCCTGGACACAATCAAATCATGGCGTGAAACGTATGGGCAGGACGCCAACGTTATGATCCCGGCTTCTGAGGCTGAATCCATCATCAGCGAGCTACAGCAGTACCGCGCCGCTGCTGAGCCTGTTTGTCCGAAATGCGGCGGAACAGGCATGGCAGATAGCGGTGGCTTTTATCCGTGGGGAGAGCCAATTTTTATTGAATGCGACTGTCACGCAGCACCACAGTTACCGCTGCCAGCGGTGGTTCCTGATGCGATAGAAATTGATGATGACTTTGACAGCGCGTTTGAGCATGGAAAAGCAGTCGGCTGGAACGCCTGCCGCGCCGCCATGACCAACGGGGGTAAATCATGAGAGAAGAAACGTTGCTGCCGTGCCCATTTTGCGGTGGAGAGCCGGAAGAGGACGCAGGGTGCGTTAGCGAATATTACGGACACGAACATCAGAATTACTCGATTAGCTGTAAAAGTTGCGGAGCTGAGGTTTATTGCAATGTCGGGACGTTTGATGGTGCTGACCTGCCTTGCTCTTGCCACTATGACACGCGGAAAGTCTGTGTCGATAAATGGAACATGCGACCTACCGCAGCGCCAGCAGTACAGGCAGAGCAGTTGTCAGTGGACACGTTAGCCAATGTACTACGGAATGCGCCTGTCGCTCCATCTGATAATCAGGGCAAGAAGCGTGGCAACTCCCCGGCAATCCCGGATGGCTACGCACTGGTGCCGATCAGGCTGACGGCAGAGAATGGCGCAAAGGAATTGTTATCCGGTGAGTTTTCAGAAACCAAGTTCATAAGCTGCCCTGAGTGCTTTGGCGATGATGAGTGCGAAACATGCGATGGCAGCGGAAGAATTGAAATCACCGTTCCTGTGTCATGGACAACCATCAAAGAAATTTGGGCAAAGGGTGTTGCGCATTTCGCCGCCGCACCGAAGCAGGAGGCTGAATGATTGCAATTGAATACTGGCCCGACCAAATCTGGCCTAAGCCACCACGGCGGTGAGTGATGCCTGAATCAGAAACGAATACAGCCCGCTTCGGCGGGTTTCTTTTTGCCTGGAGAAAACCATGAGCGACATTATTCAGTTGGTACCGAATAAATGGGTCACAGAGGAACTTTTAACTGCGACAACCGGCATGTCAAAGCACATGATTCAGCATGCCCGCCGGTCTACCTGGATGGAGGGAAAGCATTATCGCCATGTTGCCCCTGATATGGCACCTAAGCAAAACAGCCCAATCATGTATAACCGCGATGAGATAAACCACTGGATCGAGCACCAAAGCCCAGCGAAACGCCGGAGAATATCTGCTTAAATGTCCTTTGGCACATCAAACGAGGAATGATTATGGCAGCATACCCAACAGGCGTAGAGGTTCATGGCGAATCGTTACGCATATGGTTCATATATCAGGGGAAGCGTGTCAGGGAAAATCTCGGCGTTCCTGACACGCCAAAAAACAGGAAAATGGCAGGCGAACTTCGGGCTTCAGTCTGCTTTGCGATAAAGACAGGCACATTCAATTATGCCTCGCAATTCCCTGATTCATCGAACGCAGAGAAATTCAGCACTGTCAGGAAGCAAATCTCACTACTTGAACTGAAATCGAAATGGCTTGGGCTTAAAGAGATGGAGCTTAGCCTCGGGACGTTGAGGCGTTACGATTGCCACCTCACAACCACTATCGAAACAATTGGTGAGCACAGGTATATCGGCAGCCTGAACACTGAAGATATCCTTAGTGCCAGGAAGGAGCTACTGAACGGCTGGCAGAAGACCAGACATGGCCTAAATCATCCACCCAAAAAGGGAAGAAGCGTTCCTACAGTCAATAGCTATATGGCATGCCTTGGCGGGATGCTGGGCTTTGCTTTCAAAAGTGGATACCTGAAAACTGATCTGATGGCAGGTATTACCCCTCTCGCAAAAGAAAGACCCATTCCAGATCCTCTTACTTCTGATGAGTATCAGAGAGTGGTTGCGGCCTGCCCAACGCTACAGTTTCAGAATATGGTTATCTTTGCGGTAAATACAGGCGTCAGGCATGGCGAACTAAGCGCGTTATCCTGGGAGGATGTGGATACTGTCAACTGGACTGTTACAGTGTCACGTAACTATTCCCTGAAGGGAAACTTCACCCTGCCAAAAACCAACGCCGGGATTCGAACAATACAGCTGACCCAGCCAGCAATTGATGCACTCAAGGCGCAAATGCCACTGACCAGAATGATGGCATCCCACAAGGTAAGCGTCAGCCTACGGGAATACAAAAAAAAGAGAACCGATGAATGCACCTTTATATTCTCGCCGTCCATTACTTCAATGAACGGTAAGAAGACGATGTGCTACGTCCCAGGATCCATTAATTCAGCCTGGCGCACTGCCCTGCGTCGTGCAGGCGTCCGACAAAGACGGTCTTATGAAACCAGAAACACATATGCGTGCTGGGCACTGGTCGCCGGAGCGAACCCAAATTTCGTTGCGCACCAGATGGGCCATTCGTCAGCGCAAATGCTATTCACGGTTTACGGTAAATGGATGACCGAGAACAACCATGACCAGGTGGGCATTTTGAACGCATCATTTACTCAAAATGCCCCACTGATGCCCCATAGAAAAACCGCATAACCTTAACTATCTGATTTAACATATTAATATCACTTCAATCATGATTCGTCTGGATGAGCAAAATCGGCTCATTCGCGTTTAGCTTTCTGCCGGTGATGTTTTGTATCGCGATC